CAGACCCGTGATCATGCCCCAGCGCGAGCGAGAACTACTCTTGGGAGCGCTCCAAAGCGGCAACTATGTAGGCACAGCGGCGGATCTGAAAGCACTCATTGACGGCAAGGTAGATAAGGAAGCGGGGAAAGGGCTATCCACGAATGACTTTACCAATGCCTACAAGCAGAAGCTGGACACCCTCGAAGATTACGATATAGAGCTGGACGAGAATACCACAGAGTTACGATTCAAGAAAGGGAGTAATGTAGTAAGGCGTATCTCCCTAATGTTGTTAGACGACGAGGGGACGAAGTTGGTATACAACAAGCCTGAGAAGACCTTAGAGTTAAGGGATAAGCGCAATAACCTCCTCACCAGTATCCCCGTGAGCCACTTCGTCAGCAATATTCCTGATGGGATCGTGGTGCAGAATGGAAAGATTAAGCTCATGGCCGGAAATAATGTTATTTTCGAGAATGCTTTTTCTTATAATGATTTCTACCTATTACAAATCTCTCAATAATGATTTTCTTTTGGCCAAAGGAGACGCTTTTGAGCTTCTTCCTCTGTTTGATTTTAAGTTTGATATGATATTTGCCGACCCACCATATTTCCTCTCTAATGGTGGAATATCATTGCAAAGTGGCAAGGTGGTGTGTGTAGATAAGGGCGAATGGGATAAAGGGAAGAGCCATTCAGACATGATGTCATTCAATAGGAAATGGTTATTTCTTTGCCGAGAGAAGCTAAAAGACAATGGAACCATTTGGATAAGTGGTACTTATCATAACATCTTTTCAGTCGCTAATTGCCTGACTGAGTTGGGATATAAGCTATTAAACGTCATTACATGGCAGAAAACTAATCCACCGGCAAATATATCTTGCAGATTTTTTACGTATTCAACAGAGTTTATTATATGGGCAAGAAAGTGTCAAAAAAAGCCACATAAATTTAATTATTCATTGATGAAACGTCTGAATGGAGATAAACAAATGACAGATGTATGGCGATTTCCTGCAATAGGACGATGGGAAAAATCACAAGGAAAGCACCCTACTCAAAAACCACTTAGCATTTTAAGTAGA